GATGGATGCACTCGCGCGAGCCGAGGCCCGGGACCCGCAGGTTCCAGGCGACATTCGGTACTGGTACGAGTACCGACTGAAGGCCGAGCGCGATCTTCAAGCGCTCGGAATCCATCTGGCTGCCCCCACTGGAGTAAATAGAGAATTCAACAAGGATTCTCATGTCAGCACTTCTCCAGTCCGTCGTTCAAGACCTGATCAATGATCGCTCTGAACAAGCTCTCGCAACCATTCACCAGTATTTCGTCGAAAAGGTGCAAGAATCCATGATCACCGAAGCCGAAGCTCCGTCTGTACATGATGCGGTCATGAAGGCCATCGAAGTTGCCATGGGTGTTCGCCACTCGCAACTAGCTGATCTCGACGTCGGCGCGAATTACGTCAGCTTCGCTGGCGTGTACGAGTTCCCAGAGCACCGCACAGGTCTCGTCGCTGAAGCGCGCAAGCACGTGAAGAGCATTGGCACGATCAAGGGTTCGAACTCCACGCACTACAATGAGTTCGTGACTTCGTTCGAGATCGAATTCAAGGACAGCGTGCCTGACCTGACCCATGAAGAGGGCGAGAAGCTCGAAGCTGCGATCAAGGCAAGGTTCAAGGCGCAGCTCCAGCAGCGCTGAGCGACACCGAATCTGATCGGTGTTTAGCTAAACAAAAGAGGGACCCTAGGGTCCCTCGGCTGTTTCTGGTGTCGCCGTCCTACTTCCGAACGTACTTGAAGATTGCGTGCCTTCCGTTCTTCTCGACCTCGCCAGACTTGTAGTCGTCACCCAGAATCTGATCGGCGATCCGCTTGTAGATTCGAGCACGTGAGTTCTTCGTGTCAAGCTTCGCCAGAAAGCTGATGATCTTTGGCTTGCGCTCACGAACGAATTGTTCGAACGCCTTCTTGACCATCGCACCGACTTCGAACTCATTCCCAGATCCGGTCTTGCTGGTTGTTTCCCAAGTACCGTTGTCTTCGACGAACTCAACGTCCCACTCAGAGAGCGAGTAATCCAGAGCTGCGGCCTTGAAAATGATTGAGCGATCGCCAATCTTAGCTCTCGCTCGGAAAACGTTCTCTGCGTCTGTGACGACTTTGAAATCAACCGCAGTATCAAGAGCCTCGTTCATCTTCCGAACGTACCTGTACACATGGTGCGTGCTAACTTCCTCTTTTTGTTCAGTGTACTTGTCGCCAAGGACTCGCTTCGCCATCCGCTGGTAGATCTTTGTGCGAGCGTTCTTCTGATCGAGCTTCGCTGAGAACTCAACCGCTTCTGGCTTACGGGTCTGAATGAACTCGGTGAATGCTTTCTTGATCAGCGAACCGACTTCAAGCTCCCCACCTGAACCAGTCGCTTCAGTGCTCCACTCACCGTCTTCCGTGACTTCATAGAAGTCCGTGTTCCAGAGCTGTGGCTTTGCTGCAGGCATCTCGCATTCAGCGGCAAAGATCACACGGCGACCGCCGATCTCGGCTTCAACAACGAACAGATAAGGCTTGTCAGTCGTGACCTTGTAGTTCACCTCAGTGTCGAGCAGTTCAGCGATCTTCTTTGGCTTGTCCTTCGTGACCGTGAATACGACAGCATCATCCGGCACCCATCCACCAGAGTCGCTATTGCCGTTATCGTCGTTCATGATCGAGTACGTGTACCCTGGTGGCGTGAATCGCTTCACCATCCGCGTGTAAGTAGCAACACGGCCTCGATCAGAGTGCTTCGCTGTGAACTCAATGTACTTCACGTTCCGCGACTTCACGAACGCCAGGGCAATCTCTTTGATCGTGCCCATCACTTCGAATTCACCACCAGAGCCGGTCATCTTTGTAGTCGCGCCCTTCTTTCCCTGCTCAATGAAATCAGCGTTCCAGTAGCCAACTGTGCCACCTTCACCTGCTGAAAATCTAATGTCACGACCATTGCTGGAGAACACGGCCTCGAACTCGTCTGTCTCGTCAACAGTGATTTCGTAATTCTGAGTCTTGTTGAATAGTTCAAGCAGCTTCATACTTCAAGGCCCTTCTTCACGAATGCAAAGTCAGTTGAGAAAACGTAATCGCCGCCGTTCGCATATTTCTTAGGACCTTCGAAAGCGTCGTACTCAGTGAATAGTTTCTTAGCAAGCTTGCGGTACACTGAGGCACGATTGTCTTTCTTGTTCTCGTCCTTATCAGCCGCGAATCTGACCACATCTGGGTCGTATTTCTCAAGGAACTTCTTGGTCATGCTAGCGACAAAAGAAAGAACCTGCATCTCGCCGCCCTTGCCTGTCTTGTCGTAATACCGGTCATGCTCATCTTCTTCAGAGAATGTGAGAACCCAGTACGGACCGCCTGGGCCGATCTTGTGATGATTGTACAAACCTAACTTGTATTCAGCAAGGAAATGGAATGCGCGATCATCGATGATAGCTCTGGCTTCAAAGGTCCTTGAATTATTTTCAAGGATTTCGTACTCGACCGAGCGGTCCATCAATTCATTCAGTTTCATTTTTCTTCAGATAGTGTCGGATTTCTGAATTGCTGTACCCGAGAAGTTTGCCAACCTTCGCGTCTGGATGATCCGCCGCGGTGCTGTTCTGATAGATCTTCGCGAGTTGCCGGCCACGCCATTCCTCTCCAGGCAGCGTAATAAAGTATGTAGAGGTCACGCCGTTCTCAGTAGCGTCTCCCCACTCCTTGTCGACCTTCTTGACCAGAACAAGCTTACCAGACTGAACGTGCTTCTCGAACGCCGCGTACTCATCATTGTCGAGCACAGCCGCTGGCTTCAAACCACGGAGCATCAAGTTCAGGTGCTTACCTTCGTGCGGGCCGATCTTGCTGTTATCTGGATCGGCTTTTCGCTTGGTCTCCAGCCAGTCAATGAATTCTGGAGATGCATCATCGTCGTACGGAACATCGGTGATCTTGTGCACATCGTGACCAAACTTCGCTTCGAACAGTTCAATTAGCTTCACAGATCTTTCCTAACCATGTACAGAAGTTCGTCCTTCTGATCGTGCTCTTGGCGGCTCTTCATCAATGAAGCGACCTCTGGTGATTTCTTCGCCAGATGCACGCCATCCTCGTACTCACTGGTGCGAGAGAACTTCTTGATCAGCGATTTGTAGAATGATGTTCGGCTGCTTTCAGTCTTACGTGAGCTGAACGAGATAACAGCTGGACGTTCCTTGGCAGCGAACTCCTCCATGACCTTGATGACTGTCGAGAAGATCTTCAGCGCGTCGCCACCGTTCGTGATTGCGTACGCTGTTTCACCCGTCTCTTTGTCGACCCGAGAGAACATCACCTCAGCCACAGAGAACGAGTCGTCGCTCATGTAATCTTGTTCGTCTTCGTCCTCGAGCTTAACGTACGTCATCGCGAACTCTACGTGAATCTGGTCACCATCCTCGATCGTGAATCTGGTTTCAGCGCCTTGGCTTCCCCAATAATCAAGCTCGAACTCGTAGCATGAGTTCAGGAGTTCATTCAGCTTCATTTGAGTCCTTCTTCGTGTACGTGAAGTACGAGTACTCACCATCACTGCTCATGTTCACGGACAACGCGTAATCTTTGAACAGCCGTGTACCAAGCTTCTTGTACAAGTCGGCACGATTATCTTTGCTTCCTTCTTTTTCTGCACCGAAGCGGATCATGTCTGGATTGAACTTCGCGAGAGTTTTCTTGATCATAGACGAGATGAACGAAAGAACCTGCATTTCACCACCGTTTCCGGTCTTGTCATACACACGACGCGGGTAAATCTCGCCATCAGCTCGCGTTGACATCCTCAGTTCACTGAACTCAATGTACACGTACGGATGGCCACCGCTTTCTTCACCAGCGCTATGGACAGCTGCAGAGAACAGGATCTCTCGATTCTCGATCACGGCCTTCACCATGAATGTTTTATCGGTGTCGCGTTCAATCGTGTACTTGATCTCACGGTCCATCAATTCTTGAAGCTTCATCAGCGCACCTGACGGATGATCGTTGGGGTCAGAGCTTCGACGATTTCGATGTCAGTCAACTGAGCAGCTGATTGCAGGATTTCATCGAAGCCGCACTCGACCGTGAACATGTCACCGAACGAGTTCGTGCTGTACAACGGAACGAGAACAACCGAAGCGATCTCAGATGGCAGACGCTGGTGCATCAGAGCGATCAGCTCAGTCACATAGAACGTTTCACCGAAATCCCAGTTCGAGATGTCGAAGTACGTGTTCATCGTGTTCAGCAGCTCTTCCTTGATGCGCTCGTTCGTGAGTGTCGCACCTGGAGCACGGACAACCTTGAACTTCGCGCGGAACTGAGGCTCAGCCAAAGAACCGAACAGCAGACGGAGCTTGCCAGGGTGGAGCACGATCGTGTCAGAGAGCATCTTGTTCTTCAACAGGTACCCATATGCCGAGCGCAGATCCAGTGGAGTTGGAGCAACTGGAGCTGAAGTCGTCAGACCACGGAGGAAGCTGATCACCGAGTCGTAGTAGCCCTGTGTCAGGACGTACGCATCATGAATGTTCGTGACCGAAGGATCGATGATGTTCGTGCTTGGTGCAAAGTGCTGCCACATGAAGTCCAGACCGGAGTCAGCTTGAGCTGCTTCGATCGAAGGCATGCGTTGACGACGGCCGAAGACCATGTCAACATCAACGAACGCCCCAGGCAGGTACGTTGCGTTCTTCGCGTCAGCGTACTTCAGCGCATCATCGATTGGATCGAGGAGCGCTGTAGGAATTGCGAGCTCGAAGTACTCGTACGAGTCGTTCGAGAACGTTTCGTACTGGAGCAGACGGTCAGGAACCAAGTCACCAGACGAGTCTTCTTGAAGCAAATCAGTTGGAACAACTTGAAGCTTGTGGAAGTCAATAAGGCCTTCACCGCTCTTCACAGCGCCAACAACGTCGTACACTTGGCTCTTGCCGAGTGGAGCACCAGTGCTGTCCAGATTTGAGCGCAAGATCTTGATGTTATCAAATACGCGCTTCTTCGTGTCTTGGTCAAGGATCTGATCGACCTCATTGAACCAGAACTTCGTGGAAGGCGATTGGATCGTGAGCTTCAGATCGCGGTGATGGACTTCGTAGCCGATCACGTTGTTCGTTGGTTGTTGACGAATCTTACGAACGAACACGAGCCAGCTGTGTTGCTTCATGGCAACGCTGTCGTCCATCGTGAACAGCAGTTCGTCACCGTTGATAACTTGACCGCCAGAGTAATGTGGAAGCTGCGAGTAGCCGAGGATTTCCCACCAACCGTTCAGATTGATCGCACCTGGAGTAGACGACACACCATTGTTCCGGTAAGCGCCGCCATGCGAGGATGTCGAGCGTCCAACTGGCGCGCCAGAGACACCAGTGTCGAGAACGAATGCGTCACCTGGTTCGAACAGAATCGAGCTCTGCGTAATCAGGAAGAACGGCACTGGAGTCTGATAACCAGTTGGAGTGATGTCGTACGTCGTACCGACCGAGCCCGTTGGGAACGTGCCGCGCAGATTCGAACGAACATTCAGCGTCTGACCGTCAGCAGCAACTTCAATCGTCCAGACTTCACCTTGCACAGCGCCCTGTGGGCGGTTCAAGATCGTGATTGTACCCGAACCGATACCCGTCACATAACGATTGTACCGAAGCGCGAAGTAATCCTGCTCAGCGATTGGCTGCAGACCGGAACCGATGTCGCCTGGTGGGAACTTGTTCACGCCGTCGATCGTGCGTGGCACAGCCGCAGCGTAGATACGCGAGTCGTCCTTCGGGAACAGATCTGGATCAGGGATGCGAGCGTAAATCTGCGAGTTCTGACCTTCAACGTACTCGAGTGGTTCACCGTACCAGTGACGGTCAATCAGACCCTGCATCGCTGTCTTTTCTTTCAGCGAGCCGTCAGCAGTGGAACCATCAAGAAGCTTCACATAGCCGCCAGTAGGCGCCTTGTAAAGACCAGCACGATTGTCCTCAATGAACGAGCGACGTGGCGAGGACACAACACCTTGCGTTGCAGGATCCGTAGCCGAGATGTGCAGCATTGCGTTGATCACGCCATTCGACTCGAGCAGAGGCTCGATCACGGAGTCAATCAGCGCTTGGCCAGACAGGGACGTCGTCAAAGAGTTCAGACCCAGTTCGTACCGCATCACGAGGTCATCACCGAAGATGTTCACGTTCTCGTACGAGCCGGAAGCGTCGTTCCAGTCGATGTACTTTGGCTGACCAGCGAACGTGCGATTAACCGCCTTCAGGCGAAGGATCGAAGGATCCTTGAGCATGAATGTGTTCGCATCTTGACCGTTCACAATACGGTTCTGAGCGTAGTACGTGCTTGGAGCGGACTGACGAACGTGCTCGATCGATTCCGATGCAGCACCGTTCTGGAGAGTGGTTGTCAGGCTGAACGTGACCGAGCAGGACTGGGTGTTCCCAGTGTTCGACACGTACGTGAACGTCATTGGCTCGTTCACGATCTTGTTCTTCTGGATCACGATCGCGCGGTTAGCGGACGAGCGCATCCAGAAGCGGAACAGACCTTGCGGAGCGTTCACGAAGTCGCCGTCGCCGAACACGATCGCAATTTGATCGTTCTCCATCGTGTCGACTTCGTACTTCGAGCGTGTAGAACGATCATCGTTGAAGATCAGGTTCTGCTCGTTCACGGTCGAAACTTGCTTCCAGCGTTCCGAGATGTTCTGCTGTTCGTCGAGCTTCTGAACCCAGACGTCAGTGTGATTCACGTTGTTCGGCAGGAACTCAACGCGACGATTTGGGAGCTTGTCGGCCAGGGTGTAGTCAATGCGAGCAAGCATACCCTGCTTCACGTACATCAGGAAGCCGGTGTAGTCAGAGCCGTCGCCAATACCGTCGTTCGCGTACAGCAGCGACAGAGGAGCGGACATGTCTGGCTCGCGTTCCAGTGGACCATTCTCATCGACGTCAGCAGGAACAACTTCCATTGGGTAGCTGTCAAGGCCGGTCGAAGCGGTGAATGCGTGCACACCGTTCGTGAACGACGAGGACTCAGCGTTCAGCGCGTACAGATCCATTACAACGTCACCGACTTGGTACGTCTTCTGTGGTTGGCCGAAACGAGTGCTCAGGACGCGATTCGCGACGAGGAAGAATTGTTCCTTCCAGTTCGCGTTGTTCGGGTCATTCCAAACGATTGTCAGACCGGACAGGTCAACACCGCGGGAGTCGATCACTCGTTCCGAAGTCTTGATCGAGGTCATCTTCACGAGGCCACGGACTGGGATGTTCCGAGTTGCCTTGTACGAAATGAGCTTCGCGAGACGCAGGATCGATTGCTTACGCTGCGCGGTCGTGATGAAGTTCTCATGGCTGACCATGTCGACACGGTACGCGAGCTGTTCAGCAACGTACGCGAACATCTCGAGCATGGCGATCAGTTCGGAGGACTGGATCAGGTCATTGAATACTTCTGCGTAATAGATCCGCAGATAGTCAACGAGCGATTGCTTGATCGTGTTCGCGTCGAACGAGGTGAAGTTCACCTGTGCGAAAGCTTCGTAGATCTTTTCCCAGCTCTCGGCTGAGTTTGTATTGCGAAATGCCATGGTTTGTCCGGAACTGAAGTAAGCTATTTACGTTCTGCTCGGAATGGGTGAATGTAACAGTTTTCCTGGTTCGCGCAGGATGCTGTATAATTCACCATGCACGCAAAACCTGATCTTGACGACTTCGTTTGGTACGGCCAGCTCGCCCACTGCGCCGGGATCAAGAACACCGAAGCAGACTACTCGGAAGAACGCGCGTCTGTTCACCGTGGGCAAACGGTCCAGATGAACGCGCAGTTCGTGGAAGGCGTTATCGCCGACCCCCGGATGGATCTGGACCTGATTAAGGACTTCTGATCATGAGCCGCTTCTTCCTGTTTAAGATGAAGGACCTGGAAATCCCGCCGTTCTTCACGGTAGTGACCACCTCTGGTTGCCTGGAACCGCCGCCGATCGACGCGGATGGCGAGGTCGTTCAGGTCGAGTGCGACGAGAACTCCCTCGCGTTCTGGCTGCTCGGCATCGGCAAAGTCTGGATGTCCGAGAACCCGGAAGAAGGCTGGTACGCGGTCGAGCTCACCCCAACCCCCATGGCGAACTAAGGATACCTATGAGCCGCTTCTTCCTGTTCAAGACGAAGGACCTGGAGATCCCGCCGTTCTTCACGGTGCTCGATGGTACGCTCGATCTGGAACCGCCGATCGCCGCGAAGGGCGATATCGTTCACATCGAGTGTGACGAGAGCGCCCTTACGTTCTGGCTGCGCGGTATGCTCTGTAAAGGCATCTGGATGGCCGAGAACACTGAAGATGGTTGGTACATCGAGTTGCCAAACTAGACCAGTCCGAGCTCGCGCTTGAAGCGGAACTGCACGATCGCCCAGTAGTTCTGCAGGTCTTTGCTGACCTCGCCCTTGACCTTTTCCCATGCAGCTTCTGCATCGGCAAGGGTCTTCCCGGCTTTCTGAGCCGTGTTCGCGAGCATCTTCTTGTGCGGTGAAAGATCGCTCCGGAACTTGGCATCCTTCTGGACTGGGTAATCCTGCTCGCCGCTGATGTACGGATCCGAGCGCTTCATTGCGCCTTCGTCCACGGTCACGCGTCGATTCAGCTCGAACAGGATGTACTTCTCGGCACGACCCAGGCCTGTTTCGAACTCACGAACGAGGTATGCATCGGCGAATCGCTTGACCATTCGTCTGTACAACTTCACGCGCGACTCTTCGGACTTCTTAGCCGAGAATTCCATTCGCTTCGGATTGTGTTCCTTGATCAGTGAACGGAAGCAATTCAGAACGAACTGGAAAACCTCGACTTCATTGCCGCTTCCAGTAAGATCGGTCTTTACTTTCTGCTCACCATCGGCCCAGACATCATCAGTCAATTCAGAGAATAGAACTTCCCAAGTGATTCTGTCTTGGTGCGCGACAAATCGAATGACGCGATCGCCGATCTTCTTTTCAATCTCAAACATTCCATGATTGCGGTCACGAACGGTACCACCGTGATCAGCAGCTTTAAAAAGTTCATTCAGCTTCATTTGTCTTTCCTTGTCAGGAGGAATACCGTGGATTCGTACCCAACGCGGCCTTGCCATGCCTTTTCGACTTCCTGAGTGTCGAAATCATTTGCGAATCGCTTGATCATCCGTTTGTAAAGCTGAACACGTGATTGCTCGGTTTTAAACGCACTAAATTCCATGGCCTTTGGATTGAACTTTTGAATGAACTCTCGCATGCACGCCATCACGAACGACATCACTTCAATTTCATTTCCACTACCAGTCAAGCCGTGATTTGATTTCTCGCCAGACTCGGTTTGCTCAGAGTCTTCGCTGAACGAGATCACGTATCTCACACCCAAATCTTTTTCAACGGTGAACGTGATTTCACGGCCGCCAATCTGCTTCGTGACTTCAAAGACAGGGTCATATCCGTTCTTACGATCTACGGCAACTTTACCGCCGTGATCTTCTTTATCAAACAGCTCATTCAGCTTCATTTGTCTTTCCTTGTCAGCGCGAACAGGTCAAGGCCATGTTCACCATCATCTGGAGACAATTCGTAGTCGCCACCGAATCGCTTCACCAAATGGTGGTACACCGTTGATCGCGACTTGTCGCTGAATTCCGACCCAAAGACAATTCGCTCTGGGTTTCGCCGCTTAATGAAGTCGCGCATGCACGCCACCACGAATGACATCACCTGGATTTCATTCCCGCTACCTGTCATATCGACAGATACCTTATCACCACGCCATTCAGCGAATGAAACTTCCCAATCGTCTCTGTCGCTACGGTCTGCAGAGAAGGAAATCAGTCGATCACCAATCATCTTCTTCACGTTGAAGTGGTGCTCTGAGTTCTCAACTTCGGCGCCGTGATCAGCAGATCCAAAAAGCTCATTCAGTTTCATGATCAGCCTACGTTGAATTCTAGACGGAGGGTTTCTTTCACATCGAGCTCGACGAACAACAGATCCACGAACGCAGCGATTGCATTCAGATCTGGCAGCGCGTTGATCGACATGTCAATCAGACGGACGCGTGGATCATAATCAATGACCTTCGTGAGGTCTTCACGGACGATGTCAAGTGTCTTCTGATCGAGCGGTTCGAATGCAAGCAAAGGAATGCGCGTGCCGAAGTTTGGCTGATGCACGCGCTCGCCTGGAATCGTGTACAAGTGGTTCCACAGATCCTGCTTTACGAGATCCACGCCAGTCAGGCTGAAGCCACGCTTCTTGTTCGACAGGTACGAAGCGGTGCTGAACCCTCGGTACAGTGGTAGTTTGCTAGCCATCAAGCTTTCCAGTTCTTATTCCGCTTGCCCTTCGTGCCAGGGCGAGTCCAAGGTTCATGATTCGGTACAACTGTCGGAGCCGTTGGACATTCAGCTGCTGCAGCACCAGGGCCGTTCAAGTGAATGTTCGAAGCAGTCTGAAGCAGATCACCTGAAGCAAGGATGTTGAACGCTGCACCGGAGTCCAGATTGATCCCTTTACCCGAGATGTTCGTTGCACCACAAGCCGCAAGAAGCATCGCTCCGCCAGCCTGGATATTTACAGCACCACCAACACCGACGTTGAAGTTCCCTGTTGCGGTGAAGTTGAAGTCTCCACCAGTGCTCATGCTGACCGAGTCGGCCGCGTACATGTGGATCCGACCGTCTTGGTCCATTTCGAAGTACGACTTCCCGCGAGCTGTGGAAACGTAGATCCGTTCGTTCGCGTCGTCCAGAATGATCTGATGGCCGGCCGAAGTCTTCACTCGAACTCGGCCTGTCTCCGGATTGTCCTGGAAGATCAACGAGTGACGCCCAGGTGTTGTCAGAACGTAAGTCTGAGGATCATATTGAGCCGCGCCTTCTTTGTCACTCGGCGTCACCAGGTCCTTTTGGTACCCTTCAGTTCCATCCTTGTCGGTCTTGTCCTGAGCGACAGCACGTTCGTACACGCCACGGGTCTTGGCTTCGCTGGCATCGAGCTTACCGTCGAACTGCGCAGCAAGATTCGATGACTGTGGCTCGACCGGCTCGAACGTGTCCGAGAGCGGCATCTTGTTGATGTCGGCTCGATTGCGGCCCTGCGGCAGGGAACGATTCCCGTGATCACGGAAGTACGAACCCATGTACATCCGACGATTCGGGTCATTGTACAGGAAGCCGACGATCGCTTGAGCACCAGTCTTTGGCACAGCCCAGAAACCGTACGACATGAGGCCGGACGTTGTCGTACCTCCAGGCCCTGCTGGATAATCACGAGTCTGACCTGCCATTGGAGAGACGTACGTCGCCCACGGCAGATCATCAATGTTGTACATGTCGCCGTCAACTGCTGGAACCCAGATCTTGACACGCCCCATTTGCTGAGGATCGTTCGTGTCAACGACGACACCTTCCATGAGCGATGAGAGAATCATTTCAGTGTCGCTCCGTTCTGTGTTGCAGGTGCTGCATTACTCTTTGACGAGGCGCCGAACACGCTGAACTTATTCAGCTCAAGTTCCTGTGTGAAGTGCGCACCTTCAATCTTTGTCTTGATCATGCCGCACCAGTAGAAGTTATCCGTCAGGAGCTGCTTCGTGAAGTTCTCGTTCGAGTCGATTGGATCGAGTGTCATGAAGTCGACGTTCGGGCCGTACACGTTCACCTTCACGAACATCGGTGATTGCGCAATTGACGTACCATCGATCTGCTTCGAGAGACGGTCCATCAGATCGGTCCGCCACTTCTCTTTCACGCCTTCATTCGTTTCACTGTTCGCCTTCGCTGATGTGATCGTGACAGCCGAGACGTGCTGTGGAATGAAACCGAATGTGCAACGAGCGAGCAGATCGGGATTACCGCGAACTGTCATCTTCGCTTGACCGCTCAGATTGTAGAAGTCAGACAGATTCTGCGTGTACTGTTGCGACACTTGCTGAGGAGTCGCTTCACCGTCAGACTTCGCATTCGCGCCGAGATTGCTGAAGTTCGATCTTTCCTGCTCAGTGAGCATCCGCAGTGGGATTGGATCATTCCGTGAACGACCGAGAATCGACGTCGTGTCCTTTGCAGCCGTTGAACCGTCTTCTGGCTTCTTAGCTGCAGTGTCACCGCCCGTAAAGAGCTCACCTTGACCAAGCTTCACACCCTGCATCAGGAGCAGATTGAAGTTCTCGATCTTCAGGTCCAACGTCAGAACGTCCATGTTCCGGCCAGAGAAAATGTAGTCGTACTCGAGGTACGATTTAGGCAGGCGCTTGTTCCCAGTGGTCTCGTACAGTGCGTCTTCCGAGGACACGGCGGTTGAGGTCATGCCCTTCTGCGCATTTGGCACCGTGAACTCAACAACGTCAACGTGCACCGTGAACGAGTCATCGTCCGAGGTGATCGTGATCAGGTGCTTGTAGAACTTGATTGAGTCAGCCGACTTACCATTCGGCCCGAAGTTCGACAGCTTCTGAATCTGAACGACCTGCTTGAATACGACATCAAGAACTTCAGTGATTGTCAGGTAAGGATCGACTGCAATGTACGAGCTCTTTGCTGTAGCAGCCGAGTTCGCTTGCGCCTTCTTCTGCGCTTCAACTGCCGAGTCGTTCTGCTTCTTCGCGTTCGATGCTTTACGATCAGCTTCCTGCTTCAGGAGCTCAGCGAAATTGATCTCAGTTGCGGCACCTTGAGCTGGTCCGGAGAATGTAAATGCTTCCCATTCCTTTGGGATCGTGATCATGTACTGCACTGGACGGCCGAGGCGCTGCGCCTTGTCCTTGCTGTCAGCATCGACACCGTTCACGGTCTTGTACCGCGTCAAAGACTCATCGTTCAGCCGACCTTCGAACGACTTCACGAGAGCACCCAGGGTGTTCCCCGATCCGCCCGTATAGTAGTTAGATGCCGTTCCGATCGATGTCCACGACGTGTTCACTCGTGCATTCGAGGTCATACCGATCAGTGGGAAGCAAGAGCAAGCGTACACGCCCTTCACGTCGTTCAGATCGACCTGGATCGTGCTGAAGATTGCAGGGATGCCAATCGACTGAACGATCTTCGTGTCGCCTTCGGCCGTGTGTCCAACGAAGATCACACGGATCAGGAGCGACATCCCATCAAAGCTGACTTGGAGTTTCTCGGCCATCAAGTACTGCAGGAAGTTCGCGAACGAAATGCCTGTGTTGTCGACAATGCTGAAGTCCATCTTCAGGCCGACGGAATTCGGTGAGTTCGAGCCAGGCACTGACATCCCAGCGATCATTGTATCAATCGAAAAGTTTTCGATCGTGAACTGAGAGAAACGGCGCGTATCAATCATCAGGAAAGCTGACTCAGCCTTTCCGTCCATTGAGATTGATCCACCAAGTTTCTTGCACGAGTCAATCGCTTTCAGCGAGGCCGAAAGCTTGTTCTCATCGCTGAAGTCTCTGAGCGCGTCAGTCGACTTCGCAGCAAGCACCACATAGTGGATCGTGTGCGATTGGAACTGATCTAGTTTGTTTGTGACGTTGATCATTTATACGATCGGAGTGATGTTCGAAAGTGGAATTGTCCGGGCGCTCTTGAATCCGCCGACTCGACCGTTCATGAGCATTCCAGCCCGATCCTTCGATGGGATACGGAGAACGCGGCCGATCGTGATCTCAGAGAATGGATCAAGGATCGCGTTGTACTGCGCGATCAACCACCAGAGATGAGAGTCGCCAAGGAATGCGGCAGCAATCAGATCAAGACGACCTTCAGTCTTGATGTCGACCGTGTACCGCATGTCGCTAGGATCTACTTCGAATTGAATGCGTTCCCACCATTCAAGGCGAGTGCTGTTCACTTCGGTCTCGCCGCCAGAGACGTACCGAGAGTTCTGAACGTTTACAGAGTTTTTATCCATTATGCGCTCTTCAATTGATCAATCTTTGCCTGGGCCGCCGATGCCTGGGTGTTCAGGAACTCCTTCTGCGAGGTCCACTTTGCACGATCTGCATCTGTCGCCGCCGCGGCGAGTGCCTTATCGGCCGATTCCATACGGGAACCTTGAAGCTCACTGATGTACTTCTCAAGGCGAGCAATCTCAGTTTCGTTCGAAGGAGCAGCAGGAGCGGGGGCCGGTGCTGGAGCAGCTGCTGGCTCTGGGGTGTCCTTGGTCATGATCGGCGTGCCTGACGCCAGCAGCGAATCGGCCGTGAAACCAGGGTCCGTTGAGGTGTCAGAAGCTTCAGTTGGATAGTTAGACTCGAACGGCTCGCTCGCTGTCGAGGTTGGGTAATCCGATTCGAACGAAGTAGCTTGCACGCCACTCTCTTGCTTAGCGTCAGACTCAAGTTCGCCAGACGGTTCAGAGCGATTAACCTTACGATCACCACCGTATGCTTCGATCATGTCGCCGTTGCTGAACGCCAGCAGGTCAAATGCGTTGAACTGCACTGCAGAGAACGACTCAACCAGATTGATTTGAACATTAATCACGGATGGGAATGGCTTCGACTCGACTGCATCGTCAATTGGAATCCAGTCACAGTCACGCGGCCATTGCCAGTTCAGTGAAGTCAGAACGACCGGAACCTTGCCAACGATACCACGCCAGCCGCTGAATGCCAGCACTGGAGGTGGAGCGCCTAGCATCTTTCCACGTTGGTTCTCACCGAAGTACGGCATCACCCATGAGCGAAGACGATTGATGAACTCGTAATTCTGACGAGCTTGTTCACGAGTACTTGCCGTGAACATCGCGTTCACGTTCCACTGGGTAGCCTTCGTGCCCTTGTACTTCTGGAATTCGCCAGGCATCTGGGTAGCAGAGAGTGCTTCGTACTCAGCGTTCCGTTGCTCACCAACTTCAGGCATGATCACGAACTTCACGAGCGTGTCATCAACCATCGAGACGAGTTGAACGATGTGATCGTCATTCCCGGAACTCGTGCCACCGCCAGCAGCATTGATCTGCGAAGCAGAGACTGAACTGCTTTTGACGGCTGAAGTACCTTCAAGTCCAGTGCCATCGAACATGTTCATCGCATCGAACTTAGCGATCAGCGAATCGAATTCTGCTTGATCGGCGCCGAATCGATCAGTGACCGCGCCGACAGCCTCATCGAGCAGTTTAGTGCTTCCAGCTGACGAGTAATCGATCGAGTCATCACGGACCATGATCGGTGTTCGGCTTGCCCAAACAGCGTCAACATCAAAGCCGCCGTCATTCAGATCGGCAGAGTCGAGGGTACCGAGACCGGCTGGGCTCGAGGTGTACAGATCCTCCGAGTAATCAGGCAGAGTAAGGTTCTCTGGCTCATTCACCTTCGGCAGGCTGAATACGGAATCAAGCAGTCCCATCTGTACCACCTGCATTCTTGATCTTGTTGAACATCATCTTTGCCAGCTTCACATTGTCTTTCAGTCCGACTAGGATCGCGAACTTCTCGAATTCATTCTGTTTCACTGCGAGACGTGCCAGCGATCCGCTGACCATGCTCACAGGAATCGTCTCGTCCACGTACTTCAGGATGTCGGCATTCGCTGCGTTCTTGTCGAACTTGCTCTGCTTATCATCCGCGTTATCCGAGACGGTCTCGTCTCGGTCAAGAGTGATCGCGACGTGCTTGATCGTCTTACCGTCTTCACTCTTCTCGAAGTACTTGTCCAGCATCTCGAGGTACTTCGAAGCACGATCAGAGCCTGCAGCGATCGCAACCGGTTCGTATCCTTCTTCACGGACCTTCTCGAACGCGTCGTATGCAGAGCCGGCGATCAGAAATTTCACACCATCGGCCTTGCCGGAACCCGTCATGAATCGGACTCGTTCGTCTCCGGAGAGCGGGTTCTTTACCTTGTCTTTGCTGGTCTCTTTACCAGCGATGATCACGACGATCGGCATGGCATCGAGAAGCAGGTTCTGATTGTCGATCACGTACTTCTTGACCATGTCGATCACGGCGTAATGCCCCAGCGTCGGTGGCTGGAATCTCCCAATAACGACTGCGGCACGCTTAAGCATTCTGGAACCCTGTGAACATCTTCTATTTAGACCTTGATGAAAAGCGCTCGACGGGTCAACCGCGAGCGTACAATAGTGGTGGAGCGATTCGGTTATCCCGGGTGACCCGCGCGCGGGTGCAGGAGGAACGTTACAATACACACATGCCGTCACATTACTTAGACGGCAAATGACCGAAACAACAACCAAGCCCAAGACAGTTAAGCCAGCCAAGAAAGAGCGTTCAAAGACCACCCAAGGTCATTACGTAAAGAACGCCGAGCTGCTCGCTGAATTCCATATCTGCAAAGCCAAGGGCGAGCTTTCCCCCCTGATGGCGAAGTACCTGATGATGATCGCTGAACGGTACTCGTACCATCAGTGGTTCGCAGGATACTCTTTCCGTGAAGACATGGTTTGCACCGCTGTGGTGAATCTGTGTGCGAACTGGCATAAGTTCAATCCCGAGAAGTCCGATAATCCGTTCGCTTACTACACGACGGCCTGTTATCGCTCTTTCCTATCGTACCTTGACGCTGAAAAGAAAGAGCGTACGATTCGTGATGAACTCCTGATTGAAGCTGGCGCGAACCCGTCGTTCAACTATCAGGCTCGGCACGGTACTTCGGGTAAGACTTCTGATGATACCGCATTCTCTGGCGGTGGTGGAGACGATTGATGATTCTCAAATACGGTTCATTTGACGATTACTGGAACGGAGACGGCGTTTACGTGTCTCTGCTCTGGAAGCGCGGTCACTTCCTGATCGGCGTTCGAAAGTGTCTGTTCGTTCTGCGAGCACTGAAGCCGCCAGGCAAGCCTGGTTATGCTCGCCTGTACATCGGGCCGTTCGAGTTTGAGGTAGCGCATGTCCACAAAGATTGACGGGAACGGTTACTTCTCGCCAGGAATTGCGTACGGTCAGTGCAGACTTGTTTATACGAGTTCTAGCGCGATCACTCTGTTCCCGTACCTAGGGAACAAGCTCAGCATCGGCCCGAACGCCGACATTTACACGGTTCCTGATGCAGGTGTTACGTTGGCACCTACTGGTCTAACGGCCGGTAGCACGTACAACATTTACGCGTACGCATCTGGCGCGAACATCGTGCTCGAAGCGTCATTGACTGCACGTGCGAAAGACACCACGACCGGCATTGCGATCAAGACCGGCGATAACACTCGCACTCTGGTCGGTAAGGCGTACTGCCAAGCTGGTGTTACTTGGGACACGACGGTAGGTGCAAAGCTTGTGATCAGCTGGTTCAATCGTCGTCCAGTTATGGCGACGCAAAATCTGGCATCGAACGTAACGTTGACCTCTACCACACCGGTCGAGTTGAGCACCCAGAACCGTTCGTACGGTCTGTGCTGGGGTGAAGACATCGTTGAAGCTCGCATGAGCGCAGTACTGAGTGGCGGAACACTGAACGTCGTGTACTATGGGAACGCCACTCTGCACGCGTCCGCTGGCGACACAGCTGGGAATAACTCGTATTTTCAGACAGCATTTGCTGGTCAGTACGGTTCGATGTACAGCACTGTGGTCGCTCAACCTGCCGAAACTCTTGGCCCGACGAACAATCTGGTCTGGTCGACGCAAATGTCGTGGCTGAACGCTGCTGGGACGTCAACGTTCTACTCGGGTGCAACGAACACGACGAGCACACTGATCATTCAGGGTTAACCCGACCCTGATCTGAACAGGAATTGTAACGGCAGGGAGTTACAATTTGAACTGAGCTGTCTAATCCAAGCGACAGCACATGACTTTGAAAACCCCTATGCGCCTCATGATGTTCACGGACATCCATTGGGGCGCACGTACAAACTCCGATCAGCATCTGCAGGACTGCCTCGATTACATCGACTGGTTCTGCAAGCTCGCGATCGAACAGGAAGCGACGCACATCGCATTCCTCGGTGACTGGTTCGAGAATCGGAATCAGATCAACGTTCGTACCCTGAAGTACTCGCAAGAGGGCGCGCGTCGTCTGAACGCTCTCGGTCTGCCGATCTTCTTCATCGTCGGCAATCACGATCTGTACCATCGCTCGAATCGCTCGATCTACTCGACCGATCAGTTCGGTGACCTGAAGAACTTCATCATGGTGAATGAACCGGTCGAGATCAGTGACGAGATGTTCATGTCTCCGTTCCTGTTCAAGGACGAGTACCCTGCTCTAGCTGAGCAGATCAACTCACACAAGTACGTTCTCGGGCACTTCGAGTTCCGGAACTTCGTCGTTACCGGGAATGACCGAGTGCTCGATCACGGTCCTGACGCGTCGCTGTTCACTGGCCCGAAGTACCTCCTGTCTGGTCACTTCCACAAGCGCCAAGCAAGCAAGAACATCATCTACATCGGGAACACTTTCCCAACATCGTTCGGCGATGCTGGCGACAACGAACGTGGTGCCGCTCTGCTCGTGACCGACACTGAAGAACTGTCGTTCTTCAATTACGACGCGGCTCCTCTGTTCTTCAAATGCCGTCTCTCGAACGTTCTGGCCGGTGACGTGCAATTCACGCCCCGCGCTCGGGTACGTTGTCTGCTCGATGCTGACGTACAGTACTCAGACGTACAAGCGTTGCGTGAAGAGATGATGACGGCGTTCGAACTCCGTGAGTTCTCCGTTGAAGAGGATCTGCAATCAAAGAAAGACTCGATCGCCTCGGGTCTCGAGATCGAGGGTGAACTCGATCTGTCATCGCTGGACGGCACGGTCCGCCAGCTGATCAATGAAGGCGTAACGCCAACCGCAACAATCGATCCGAGCATTCTGGTCGAACTGTACGAAGAACTTAAACTTGATTAAGGAAGCAAAATGACTTGCATCGTTGGTATTGAATTCAATGACAAGGTTCTGATGGGTGGCGACATCCAAGGGACCGGGTACAACAACAAGGTTGTGCACACGCAACCGAAGGTGTTCAACAAGAAGGGCGTTCTGTTCGGCTTCACGACCAGCTATCGCTTTGGCCAGCTCCTCGAGCACGGTCTTGCCGATCCAGTCGTTCCAGAAGACGACAATGAGATCTACCGTTGGCTGATCACTGTCCTGATTCCGGACATCAAGAAAGCGCTGAAGACCGGCGACTACGAAAAGGGTGGCACGTGTCTGATCGGCGTGAAGGGTCAGCTCTGGGAACTGCAAGACGACTTCAGTGTCTTGCGCTCTGTGAAGGGTTACACCGCTTGCGGCTCTGGCTATGAGTACGCAATGGGCTCGATGTTCACCACTGCAGGTCAACGCCCAAGCCTTAGCACCCAGCAAGAGTACACGAACGCAGTGAAAGCTGCGATCCTCACGGCCGGTACATTCAGCCCGTCCGTTGGTACCGACTCCGTCGTCATTTCGAACTAAACAATGAGCTCCTCCCTTTATTTCCGCGAACTGTCGATTCGGAACTTCCTCTCGTTCGGCCAGAATGAAACGATCATCGATCTGTCTGAGGCCGGTACGATTGAAGTCATTGGACAGAACTTGGACAAGGGCGGCTCGAACGGTTCAGGCAAGACGACGATCATCAACGCGATCTGCTACGCGTTGTACAACAAGCCGTTCGACAACATCTCGCTTCAGCGGCTGATCAACAGCACGAACGCGACGAAGAACACCTTGATGGAAGTGAAGCTTTCGTTCGAACGTGCTGGTGACGAGTACGAGATCACTCGTGTTCGTGGTGAGCATTACACGATCCGTCTGACGAAGAACGGTGAAGACATCACGCCAGGTAAGGGTGTTGCCGAGTGCGATGCCTTGATCGAGAGCGTGATCGGTATCAGCTACGAGTTGTTCACGAAGACGATCATCTTCTCGGGGAACGCGCAAGCTTTCCTCGAGCTGCCAGTCGCTCAGCAACGTCTGCAGATCGAAGAGCTGTTCAACATCACGTTGCTCTCTGAGAAGGCGAAGGTCCTTCGTGAGAACATCAAGGTCACTGAAGGCGACATCAAGGTCCAGAAGGCCGTCGTGAAGCAGCAAGAAGTTGCTGTCGAGCTGTACAAGAAGCACATCACCGAAGCCGAGCAGCGAATCACTAAGTGGGATCAGACTCGTCAGAAGGACATCGCCGAGATTGAGAACACTCTGGCAGTGGTCGGTACTGTTGACTTCGAACTGGAGCAGCTCTTGCACGACGAGCGCTCGACGCTCGTTCAAGAAGGCGCGTACCTGGCTGCGAAGCTTGCTCCTGCCCGCAAGGATAATCAACAGCTTACTGCGGCTGTTGAGAAGCTTCTCGGCGAACAGGCTCATCTGGCTGACGCGACCTGCCCGTACTGTGCACAGAGTTTCGCCGATGCTCCAGCACGACTGGCAAAGATCGAAGACGAAATTGATGTGAAGGGTAAGCTCCTGATCCAGGTCGAGGCTGATGTTCAATCACTGACCGAGAAGGCACGTGAACAGCAAGCGCGTCTGAAGGAAGTCGAAGCCGGTATTCAGCACTCGAATCTGAACGAGCTCCTGTCTGCCCGTGAGAATGCATCTGTCCTTCGCACGAAGATGAACGATCTGAAGAACGCCGTGAATCCTCACGTCGAAGCTCTGGAACGCCTGCTTGCCGAAGACTGCAAGGAAGCCGATCATGCAAAGGTCGATGCCCTGCACAAGCGGCTCGAGCACATGCAGTTCCTGATGAAGCTCTTGACGAACAAGGACTCGTTCCTCCGTCGCCGAATCATCAACAAGACGATTCCGTTCCTGAACGATCGAATCAACGGGTACACCGCTCAACTCGGGCTGCCACACATCGTTCGATTCGATGCTGACATGAGCTGCACGGTCTCTGAGTTCGGCCGTGAGCTGGACTTCGGTAATCTTTCAGCTGGTGAAAAGAAGCGAGTGAACGTCGGGCTGGCTCTTGCCTTCCGAGACGTGCTGCATCACATGCACGCGAAGTCGAATCTGATGCTGGTCGATGAACTCGACGGTCAGCTCGATGGTGGCGGTATTGATGCGGTGATTCGAATCATCAAGGACAAAGCCCGAGACGAAGAGATGTCCGTGTTCATTATCTCGCACCACCCGAACGTGTCTGGCCGACTGGATCGAACGCTTATCGTTTCGAAACAACATGGCTTCAGTACGATCAGCGACGGCTAAATAGCCGTTATACAATGGACTGATCATGAAACTCTCCGAAATCAAAGCCCCAAAGAAGGACGAAGTCGTTCGCGACTCACAAGGTCGACCACTGCGTGGTCTCGCCAAGGAACGTGCTCTGCAGCAGCGGAAACTCGACAAGAACTTCAAGGACTACGATATCAAGGATCATCGGATCGGGGTCGCAAAGGTCGTGAAGGAAGCAGCAATCAAGGAACTGGACAAAATTGCTGCCGAGCGCTTCGGCAGCTTTGGGTTCGCTGATCTAGAAGAAGACCAGGCAGCGCGACTGATCTACATCGAACGCGCGAACAAAATCGCTGAAAAGGAGTTTGGTGAGTTCGGTCTTATGTCATGCAACGCCACTGAAATTGCGCAGATCATTAACGCCAATCCTGCGCTGATTAAGAAGGTGAACGAAGAAGAGCTCGAATCAAAGACTGCAGAGGACCTGTGGTCGGAGAACTCGAGCTCTGCCTCGAAGTACATCAGCACGGCGACTTATCAGGTCCGTCCAATCAAGGACAGCAAGCCAGTGAAGTACGAAGCTTTCTCTGTGATCAGCACGACGCGGAAGCCGTACGGCACGTTCACAGCTGACGAGCTGAACGCAGCCCTGAAGCCGATCCGTCCGAATCAGACTCCTGACGCTGAAGGATTCACGACGTACATCGACCCTGTGAAGGTCGACGCGTTCCAGTACTCTGGTGACCCAGTGAAGGTTGATCTCGGCAAGGGTGATATTCAGACAGCCGACGATAGCGACTACATTGTTCGCACTGTTGACGGGAACAACTTCGTGTACCGCATTGAAGAAGCCGGTGACTTTGAAGCTGGACTGAAGAAAGCCTGATCATGAAACTTGCCGATCTATTCGAGGCAGTCGTCTCCGATTCTGCCCAAGCACTCAAACTTCTTGGTCTCGCATCCGATGCGTCCATGACCGACGTGAAGGCTTCATACCGCAAGCTTGCGCAAAAGCTTCATCCTGACAAGAATGACGGCAGCGCTGAAGCTACCGAGAAGATGAAGATGGTCAATGCGGCGAATGACTTCCTACTGAAGCATGGGTTGTCAAAGGCGACAGCTTCAGCCCAGCCTCCTGCAGAGGATGTGAAGTTCACCAAGGAAGGCATCAAAGAGGTCGACGATAAGCTAGAAGTGATTCTTAAGAATCCGGCATGGTTCGACAAGAAGGGCCGCTCAAAGTACATTGGACCAGTTCTTTTTGCACGTGAGCGCCTCAAGGTTGCCGAACAGCTGATCGAAATTCTCCCAGCGTACGAAGCTGTCATGAAGAAGATCGTTGCCTCTTGGAAGAATCGTTTCGAGAAGCCAGAACCTTTCAAGGCTGCAGCGAAGGAATTTGAAGAGTTCTTCAAAGAACATAAGCCAAATGATCTTCAAGCCCTTCTTAATCGCATTGCAAAGAGACAGCGCACAGCAGGGTGCACCTACCTTAAGGTGGAAACCCCACTTCGTAACAAGGTCAGCGACGAGCTCAGCGAGATCCTGAGTTCTCGTGAGAAGATCAAGGAAGCGGTAGTTGCAGTGGACAGAACTCCTGAGCAACGTGAACGTGCTGCGAAGGCTTCTGCTCGAATGAAAGCTCAGTGGGGTTCGACTTTTTAATGAAGCTCTCTGAAATCAAACTCTTTGAGGCGCCACTCGCTGACGTCTCGTACCACAAAGCTGCAACGACTGGATCGTTCTCCGCGAGCGACTTGAAGCTGATCAAGAAGTACATGGAGAGCGGTCACTACAAGGACAAGCTCAAGGGCCTGCCTTTTGATCTGTACTTGTACATCGTAGACAACGGTGACGAGGGTGCAGCAGCGGCAGACAGCTATCCTGAGGGTGAAGTCATTCCGTCGATCTGGAAAGATCAGACGCGCAAGCTTTATCACAAGACCGACAGAGAGCGGATTGAGGGTGGCTATGAGCCTGATCCTGACGGTCTGGACTTCAGCGTTCAGCCATTCCCAGCGATTTTCGCGGCTGTTCGTGAACGAATTCAGAAGAATCCGAACAGCGTGCACTTCTTGCTTGGCGACAACTACTCAGATGAGCACCAGATGGGTGTGACACCGTGGATCGTCGCGCACAGACTCTGCCATTGCTATTCTGTTGGTGGCGGTGTGAGCGTCCCGCCTGAGTTGATCGCAGCGTACAAGAAGAAGAAGGGCATTCCAGCAGGCGAAGCGTTCACTGCAGGCTGGAAGGCTCTGCAAGCTTCACTGACATTCAAGAGCGCAAAGTCGAACAAGCTTATTGAGTCTGAAACCTCCGTCGAAATGAACGCGCAGTTCCTTGTCACTGGAGATATTCCACTTGATCTTCCTGCGTACAGCGCGAAACTGAAGGAGCTCAGCGACGTCAGTGGTTTCACTCTGACCGATGATGAAATCGTTCAGCAGACTGAGATCTGGAACAATGAAGTTAGCGAGTTCAAGGATCGCTGCAAGAAGGCCGCTGAACGTATTCGCGGCAAAGTGTTCTACGTGTAAGCTCCGGGGGCTGATAAATACAGGATGCAAAGTCCTGTATCCCCGAAGCTCAAATCCAAAGACGTGAAGAAGACACGCCTTGCACTCCTCGAGTCGCAAGGTTTCAAGTGTGCTATCTGTCAACTCCCATGTGATGAAGAGCAAGCCGTTCTAGATCACTGCCACAAAGGCGGTTGGATCAGAGCGGTCCTGCACCGTGCCTGCAACGCAGCCGAAGGTAAAGTGATGAACTCCCTTCGTCGGTACGGTATCAAGGATCCACAGAACTTCTTGCGTGAATTGATGAAGTACCATGAGGTTCATGCTACTAATCAGACCGGGTTGATACACCCGCTGCACTTCACTCCTGAAGAGAAGCTCGAGCGCTCGAAGGCGAAAGCCAAGAAAGCTCGGGCGAAAGCCAAAGCTGCTAAGTCAGCACAATAACTGAAAAGAGACTCTATGACAGAACTTCCGCGCTGGACAGTGCGGCTTAATGCGACACGTCCAACTCCTGACTACCATGACCTGATCGCAATTGTTGCTCAGCACTATCACACGTACGTGTCTGCTGAGAACTTCCTTGCTCCGTACAACGCACGGGAACGATCGAAGTCTTTTTATACTCCGCCCGATCGTGAAACCCTGAAGCAGGTCGTGAAACAAGGTGGCATGAATAACGCCTCGTACTTCGCTCTCCTGAACGGCCTGATCAAGTTCTGCGAGACCACAAAAGGCATGCGCGCTCTTGCTGCTCCCCACCCAAGCACGATCCATTCGATTCAGGTTCCCCAACCTGCGTTTGAGTTGGTCGAGACGGCTCAAGACTGTACAATGGGAACTCATCAGCTCACTGTGCCAGGTGCTGAACCGATCTATCTGAAAGGCGTCCGCAATCCGGAGTCGATCAGGTTCGTGATCGTTCGCCCGAAGCTCAGTCAGTTGGGTACTCCATCAGCCAAGGAGTGGGAAGCATTGCTGTTCAATCAGAACTACGGATACGTTCCGAACTGGGTGGACAGCACGTTGAACACTCGCTGGGCTGGCAAGTTTTAACCTGAAGAACTGACAATGAACGCAAAGATCGCAAAGCAACTCCGTCGTATCGCCCGTGGCATGGTTGTTGCCGCGGAAGCTGAAGCCGCACCGAAGGGTCCGGAAGCAACTGGCAAACCTCTCTCGATCAAGAAGGTCGCGTACCAGCAGAACCAAAAGGGCACGATCAGCGTGGCGAAGAACACGTACAAGGGTGCGTACAAGGCGCTGAAGGCCGGCACTCTGTAACTCATGGGCAAGATCAAGAATAATTCGATTCCGGTCGGATATCAGATCCAAGTTCAATCGTGGGAAGGTGACGCAGATCGCTACCACACGTGTACCCTGAGCGGGCTGACCTCTCACGAGGTCGACTTTATCGCGTTCATCGTTCGACACTTTCGATCGGTGAACGCGATGACCAAGCCTGGCCTTGGGAACATGTACGTTCATGGTTGGCAGTTGAAGCAACTGATCGACGAAGCGACTGTGAAGTTTGGCGTGCCGCAATCGCAGAGCATGCAGTACTTCGTGTTCGACGAAGAAGATGAGTACAAGGAAGATCACGCGTACAGCATGATCAGCACGCTGCTCGGCGAGGTCCAGTACACTGGCGACTACTCCGGGTATGCGCCCGATAAGCACTTCTGCCGCGTGTTTGATCTATTTGTGGTGTACGAGTACGAAGCTCCGGTCAAGGACGTTACGAAGCGATTCACCTGATCCGCCTCCGGGTGTATAATGCCACATCACCTGGAGGTTTCTATGGACATGCGTGATTCGAGTTGGTACCGTGGGTGCACCAAAGCACGGCGTGGTTTTGGTGCACGTCGCTTGGAGCTGATCGAAAAGCTCTGGGAAGAGCAGAACCTGCTCACGCACCTGATCATTCAGGGTCAGGCTTCTGGCCGCACGCCAGCAGAGCTGGAGCTGGTCAAGAAAGGCATCGACGCGCTCAGGGTCGAGCTCGATGAGATCACGCTTCCGAAGGACGTGCGCTCGAAGCGCGAGATCTGGATCGAGGAAACTCAGCTCCAGCGGAACGTCGCGAACCTTCCGAAAATCTCTGACGCTGCTCTCGGCGCAGAGTACGATCGTGATCTCGAAGAGCGGGTCTGGGCGAAGAAGATCCGCAAAGAGCGAAAGACCGATCACCCGGGCGGCGAGCTCGGGCTGATCGCAGATGGCATCCTCGGAGATCGCAAAGTACGTGAAGTGCTCCTTGGCGATATTCCGTTCGGCGTTCACCGTGACAAGACCGTACAAACTAAGCGCTAGAACGCTCCTTCACCCTCAGCACCCGCTGCACTGGACTCGGTTCTGGCCGGACCTGCAGCGGTTGCATCGGACGCGCGTCGAAGCTCGCCAAGACCTTGTGCTCTGGCTGGCGAATCTGTACCACGGCGCGATCCACTGCGGGAAACCGCTCGGCTTCTGCTCGATCCAAGTTCGCTTGATGGACCTCCGCGAGTGGGTCCGCGACTACAAACCCGCGCTCGATCATTTCTTCGAAGTGAAGCAGCTCGG